CTGCCGCTTCATCAGCAGTCGCGGTCAGGAAGTCCAACAGCGTGGTATCCATCAAGGATGCCATCGCTGCTCAGGTCGCTGCGATGGGCGACCGCATCGCTCCGCCTGGTGGCAGCAAGATCAAGCTTGCCGCCGGCAGCATGACCTTGCCCAACGGCACCAAGACCCCCGGCCCGCTGGAAGTCGTGGTCGTCGACTTCGTGGCGACCAACAAGTTCTACGAGGGTGTCTACGACGCGAACAACATCAGCCCGCCTGTGTGCTTCGCGATCGGCACGAACCCGCTCAAGCTGGTGCCGTCGCCCAACAGTCCCCTGCCCCAGGCCGCGTCCTGCGCCGAGTGCCCTATGAACCAGTTTGGCAGCAACGGCGCTGGCAAGGCCTGCAAGAACGAGCGCACGCTGGCCGTTCTGCCGCCCGATGCCGACGACGACACCCCGCTCTGGGTGCTGGGTGTCAGCCCCACCGGCATCAAGGGGTTTGACGGTTACGTGGCCGGCGTCGCCCGCACGTTCCAGACGATCCCGGCCGGTGTTATCACGACCGTCGAGCTGGATTCCACGAAGACCTACCCATCCCTCACGTTCGGCAGCCCGGCGCCCAACCCCAACGTCGGTGCACACTTTGCCCGCCAGGAAGAAGCCCGCGCACTGCTGGCCGTCGAGCCCGACGTGTCCGGCTACGGCGTGGACAAGCCGCCCGTCAAGAAAGCTGCACCGAAGCGTCCCGCCGTCCGCCGCTGACTTCACCGCACCTTTGAGCCGTTATGCCAGTCCGTCAATACTACATCGACCTCGCGTTGTCGTCGTACACCGGGCTGGCAAAAGCGCTCGAAGAACTCACTGAAGAAGAAGTTCTGGCCTGCCTCAAGATCGAGGCATCGAGCCGACGCAGGCAGTCCATTCTGGACCGCCTGATTTCCAGGGCAGTGCGTCTCAACGAACTGACCTACAACCGCCAACTCAAGGAGCAATTCCATGGCACGCCAGCAAAGCAAGATCCTCACCGTCGCTGAAAAGAAGACGGCCGAGGCGAACCTGAAGACCGTCCTGAAGTCCACCGCCGCCGGTGTCAAGGCTTCTGAAGCCGAACTCGCCACCGCCAACAAAGGCCTGGTCGAAGCCAAGAAGCAGGCAGACGCCCTGTTGAAGACCGCCAGCAAAGCTGTCGAGACCGCCAACAAGGAAGGCACCAAGCTGATCGCTGCCGCCCAGAAGGTGGTGGACGCCGTGTCGAAGAAGCACACCAAGGTCTTCGACGCCGCGACCAAGGGCCGCGAGAAGATCGAGGGCCAGCTGGCCACGCTGGCCAACACGCCGGCCGAGCCCGCCAAGCGCGGCCCGAAGGCGAAGACCGCCGCCCCGGCGCTGCTGTAAAGCAGGACGCCAAGTCCGCAGCAAACGCAGGAGCTTCTTTTGAACCACGTCATGATCGACCTCGAAACCCTTGGCACAGCTGCGGACTCTGTGATCATGTCTATCGGGGCCGTCCGCTTTGATCTGGACTCGGACAAGATCGATGATGCGGGCTTCTATGCCAGCATCTCGATCGACTCCAACCTGGACTACAAGCGGCGCATCCAGGAAGACACGCTGCAGTGGTGGCTCAAACAAACCCCTGCTGCCCAAGCGGTGTTCCACGAACCCAAGCAGACGTTCGAGACGGCTCTGCTTGGGTTCAGTGACTGGTTCAGCAGCCCCAAGTCTTTCGTTTGGAGCATGGGTGCCGACTTCGACCTACCCATGTTGGCCCATGGGTTCCATCAGATCGTCACTGATGTGCCCTGGGCTCACTGGAACAGCAGGTGCGCCCGTACCTACAAAGGCCTGCCCCAGGCCCAAGGCATCACCGTGCCTCGCATCGGCACCCACCACAACGCCCTGCACGACGCGATCTATCAAGCGAAGTTGATGCAGGCCATTCAACGTGTCCTCACGGGTAAGAAAGCAAAAGCATGAAAGCCATTGATGTTCAAGTCGGCGGCGACCACTACAAAAACATGGCGATTCAGCCGGTCGAATACATGCACGCCAACGGCATCGGCTACTTCGAAGGCAACGTCATCAAGTATGTCAGCCGGTGGCGTGCCAAGAACGGCATCCCCGACTTGTTGAAAGCCAAGCACTACCTCGACCTCCTGATCGAGTTCGAATCGGCCAAGACCTCCAAGACCACCCAACTGGCAGCCAAGGCACCCCGTGGCACGCGGGCCTGAGAACACCTTCATCGCGAGCGTTCACCGGCTCTTGCCGGAAACGCTCTACCGGATGAAGAACCACAACGAGTACAACGGCGGCATTCCTGACTGCTGGTACAGCGGACGATACGACCTTTGGGTTGAGTACAAGTTCATCACCATCCCCAAGCGCGACACCACCCTCGTCGTCCCTGAACTGAGCACGCTCCAGCGTGAGTGGGTGACTGAGCGGTACAAGGAAGGGCGCGCAGTCGGGGTCATCGTTGGATGCAAAGAAGGGGGTGTGTATTTGACGCCCCACCTCCTCCAAGGCATTTCGACGGAAGAGTTCCGCGCTCGGCTTCGCACGCGACGCCAACTTGCCGACCTCATCGTGTTCTTCACAAGCAATGCCCCATCCTGAACTGCTCCAGACGCACGAAGCCGCCGAAGCACGATCCCAAGGCTGGTTGCTGACCCAAGTCTTTGATCCTCACTCGCGGCGCCTCACTCCGCAGATTCTTCCCGTCAGCTTCGGTGTACCGTTCAAACACGCTCGTGCCGCCACAGCCTGGGTCGTCACCCGTGCCCGCGGCAACGACCCCCTGGCCCTCAAAGCGCTCCGCATCGTCATGCAGGGGAACAAGACATGACTCTTTCGCAAAGCGACCTCCCTACCCTGATCCGCGCCAAGAAGACCTTCAAGTGTGGCAACGTTTCGCTGAATTTCGCAACGGCATCTACGCTGCCTACAGCTACGGGTACCACTTCCCTCTGATTGTCTGCACTGAAGACGGTAAATGGCTGATCAATATGGACAGATTCAGCCCCTCCACTTCACGCCAACAAGCACGAGCTGTTCCGACCCCACCTGGCTGGAAGCACGTCAGCACCGAAGACGCCATCAAAGTGATTGAAGTCGGTACTGCCGAAGCTCGACGGGAACGAATCATCCAACGCGTGACAACAAGACTGGAACATGCATGACCCAACCTACCCCCGTGTCTCGCGCTCAACTCGCCACCTGGCGCATGACCGCCGGCAACGAAGACGTGTACAGCATCGTTGTCGACGGCGACCGCCTCAAGCAGTGGGTCGCCATTGGCTGGATCGACATTGGCATGGCCACCGATGAGCACCGGGCAATTTACCCAACTGTGAAAGATGACTGAACATGAGTTGCCGTATTCGTTACACACCGACTTACCAATCCTGGCAGGCGATGCGGCAGCGTTGCAACAACCCAAACCACAAGCATTACGCCGACTACGGCGGTCGCGGCATTTCCCACAGCCCGTGTTGGGAATCCTATGCGGTGTTCCTTAAAGACATGGGCGAGCGCCCGCTTGGAACATCGTTAGACCGCAAAAACAACGCCATTGGCTACACCCCGTCTAACTGCCGGTGGTCAACGCGGACCGCTCAAAACCGCAACAGCTCTCAAAACCGACAAATCACTTTTGCCGGCCGTACTTTGTGTCTCAGTGAATGGTGCGAA